TTGCATAAAAAATATAATAGTTAGGAGGTGATCATGCCATTAGAATATAATAAAAGTAATAAAGCATTTAAAAAAAATGTTAAAACTGAAATAAAATCTGGTAAGCCAATTAAACAAGCGTTAGCCATAGCATACAGCATAAAAAAAAGAAAAAAGAAAAAATGATTAAAAATTTAGAAATTGTCAAATTTGACTTTTGTTTTTATACGATTGAAAATTATAATGTCTACATTTACAACAATGAGCATATTTGCGAATTAATCGATAATATAGACGATTGGTTAGAATCGCATGATGAATTTGATACTTTCTGGATTAACATTAACTAGGGAAAAGGAAAACGACATGAAAATAACTGAATTTAATAAAATGGTATGTGAACGAGAAGGTGGGGAAGAAGAATTGACCATTGCTCAAATTTCAGAAGTTATTAAAATAGCTAACGAGTTAACAAATGGGGTGCTTTATGGCGTTATTGAATTAATGCCTACGGAATGTAAAAAATGTTCAACATAATTGGTAATCTTGTAGGCTCGGTTGTTGGAACGGTTGGTGATGCAGTTAAGCGAGACCAACAAATAAAAAAAATTAAAGAAAAAGGTAAACTTGATATTCAACAAGCTAAAATTGATCTCGATGTAGCTAAACTAAAGGCACAAATTAAACAACAAGAAACACAAGCTGCCAACGATATGACGTATGACATGCAAGTTTTGAAAAATAGGCGTGAATCGTTCATTGATGAGTTTATAATCTTAGGCTTTTTTGTCATTATGATTCTAACGTTTATCCCAGCCACACAGGCAACAATGGCGCAAGGATGGAAAGCATTGAATGACACTGCATGGTGGTTTGAATTTGGAATTGTAGGAATACTTGTCTCAACACTTGGCCTTAAAGATGTGTTACGTATTTTTCTTGGCGGTTCAATCGATAAACTAAAAAAAAACGGTAAATGACCAAAACGTAACGAATTCTAAAATAGCCACGACTAAAATGGAATCCAATATAAACCAGTCGAATTCGACCCCTTTAGAATACGATCTTATCTTTGATGTTGTTGATACGTTTAACAAAACCAAACTTGGTGACTTATGCATCGGTGACAAAAAATGGGAATGTATCAGCGGTAAATATGGGAATGGGGCATTGTTAAAGGGTATGTACAAAATTGAAGATTGCTACAAATTGAAGCCGATTAAGGGTAAAACAGAGGCTTATACAGGTAGAAAATTTCCTTGGGTAGCTAAACTCAATCCACAATTCAAAACAGATCGCACAGGCTTATTGATACATCCTGACGGAAATAAAGAGGGGACGAGGGGATGTATTGGGATATCTAAAAAAGAAAATGATGTTGAAGTCTATAATGCAATTAGTAATTTATTAAAAAATAGAAAAGAATTGATACTATATGTTAATGCGTAGTATAATTTAGATGAGTAATCATATTTTGGCCTACACCCTTTGTTTTTTTGTATATCTTTTAAATCCGTAGGCCAATTCCTAACTAATCTTTTTTATAGCGTTTTACGATGTTTTGACCGATTTGTTTTAATCGTCTAACTGAATCGTAATTACTAGGTATGGGAGCATCCCATCTTTTAAATTGCATTGCTGCTGGTGTTGGTCTGCCTTGTTTGTCTTTCAATGGTTGGTTTTGTTTAAGAATTTGTGTTGCTTTACGTAATAGGAATTTACCACGTGTTAGTTTACGTGACGGACTAGCCTTACTAACATCCCTAACAGGCTTAGCAACACTACCACCGGAACGGTTATACTCAGCCATTTTCTTATTTGTACGCTTGTCATAGCGTTTATACTTCTCTTCCGCACTCAACATCACCCGATACTATTTATAAAATTAGGTACTTGTGGCATTTCATAGTTATCAATGGAATCCTGGACCATAGCGTCAGCGATTTCAGGTTGTGGCATTTCAGGCATTGGCGGTTGTGGCATTGTTAGCCCCAGGCTATCTGTTATCGTACTAATTGCCGATACTTGTTGTTCCACAGGCAATACACCAATTAATTCAATGATATCTTTTAAACTCATGTTTACGTTTTTGATGTACGCATTAAAATCTGGTTCTGGCAATGGCACTTGCGCTTGTTCATCTTGATCTTCTTTTATTTTATTTATAATTGCTCGGTAGTTTGGGTAATCCAAAGTTTTTAATATTAATTCTTTAACGTCTGGGTTATTGATATCACCAAAAATTCCTTGTTGAGCTAATTGCATGGTGGTTGCAGCGATTGCCGATTGTGATTGTGGTAATGAACTTCCAGCGGTTATTTCTACTTCATACTCGCCTAAAGTTAAATCTGATTTAATGGTATCAATGGCCATTAATTCGTTTGTCATCATGTCACGATCATAGATGTTGATCTGCATTTCGCCCATCTCGTTTGGTTCCATTGATGCAAATTGTGTACCACTGGCCATTCGAATGATTCTTGGTTGGTTATAGTATAGCTGGATTAATACAACAGCTTTATTACTAATATCGGTTAAGAAGTTTTTAAAGTTACGTTGCATCTCACGAATAGATGACATTGGGGATTCAATCAGATCACGTACCATTTGGCCACTGTTTACCCCGGTCGGACGTTCACCTGAAAGCATAATCTCATTGATACGTGCAATCTTGTATGCATCCTGTTTCAAATCTTGTATATGCTGTCTCATAATTTGGATATCTTGTGTGAGTTTATTAGTAACCAACATCGGTTGTGTCATTGGATCACCCGGTTGGCTTCCAATAATATCGAAATTACCTTGAAAGTGTCTTCGGTAGTTTTCGGGAACAATCAACATTGACTTATATTTAACAATTAACTCTTGCAGTTTTGCGTATGCATTGGTTAGACGTGCTTGTATTTGCATTAAATCCTCAACATCGCCTTGACCCATTAGAGAATCGCTTTGTGTTGGTGAATAAGTAGCAAATGGGAAACCAAAAGGATAATCGATTGGCCGATCTTCCAATATTTCCTCACCACTAAAAATGATTAAACGTCCGTTAGGATATTTAAACCTTTCCTCGGTTTTCATTTCTTGATCTTGCTCTGATTCATCATCCAAAGGAACAAGCACCGTATCATCTTTTAAGTAACATTCCCATAGTTCGATATTATGTTCAGTTCCAGAAGGCTTTAAACTACCTTGATTTAGATACATTTCACTACCGGTAGTTACACCTTCAGCGGTTACCTTCCCAGCAACAACCTTGTTTGTAGGCTCTCCCATGTCGATGGTTGCCGATGGTGAGCTTAACTTATCAATCTTTTTTAGAATGTCAGGTTTATTTTTGTATTGGTTTATTAAATCAAAACGACTAATAACACGCTTAACAAATATATAGTTACAGTTTTCAATGTTTGTTGCAGTTGGTTCAGGGTAGAAATCCAATGGACTAACACGCTCTATTCTTATATCTCCTAAACCATTATTAATTGACTGATTCCAAATAACCTTGGCAATCCCTACACCATAGATTGAACCATCACGCATAACTTTTTGTGATATATTCGGTAATTCCGAACTTCTTTTAATGTTTTCCCAACAATCATTTAGAATATCAGCGATTGATTCTAATTGCTTTAGGTTATCAAAAGTCTGGTGTGATAGATTGGCAGGTTTTACATTTGTGGTAATCATTGCGTCCAAAGCGGTTGTAGCCTTAGTCTCAACAATTGGTTTTATAACGTTATAATATGCGTTACCTTGCCCAGCACTACCAAGCGTTGTATTTCCATCTCGATCAACGCCAGTAATAGGTTCAAACGAACCTTCATAATAACGTTTATATTTTTTTAGTTGTTTGGTGTTATGCCCCGATTTTGCCTGAGACAATAAATTATTCAGGTATTTAATGAAGGGGTTATCCATGAACATATAATACAATCAGAATTTTATATGTTCATTATCTTTTTTTAAACATTTTGTTAATTTTATTTTACATTTTGTTAAAAAAAAGTAAATGCATTTTATAAATTCGGAATATATGATTTCAGTATGGAATTAAGATATGGACAAGCTATACAGCTTAGAAAAGATATTGATTTAAGCTTTTATTGTGATGGCATATTACCTGCTGGACAAATGGGATATCAAGAAACCCATTACAAAATTAAATTCGATCAAGCGACAATTATTTTGCCACAAAGTTTGGTTTGTGAACTTTTTGAAGAATATAAAATTGAAATTGAAAAGACTGAAACAGTTAAAGAAGAAGTTGTTGATGAATCTATTCTTGATTTAACTAAGTTAAAAAAAGATGAATTGATTGCATTAGTTAAGACTGCATTTCC